TGTTTTATTATATTTGTCATATGCGAATTAAATGTATCCAAATTATGATTCGTTTCTATGTAATTTAATACTGCATCCATATCTGTATCTTTATTATGGACAATAGACTGGATAAGGGTATTTATGTCGGGGTACTGTTCTATGAAAGGACAAGTAATTGATGCGTTTTGTAAGGTAATACCCCTAGATCCGCTAGCTAAAGCGCATACTAAATTAAAATGTGCATAGTTAGAAAGATCTATAATACATTTATACTGGTTAAATATATGATTTATAACCTTAATATTCATATCGGAATTAATATTTATAGTATCACACACTAGATTATTTTGTGTCAAAATGTTTTTGATTCTTTGTCCTAATGGTCCACCGTCAAGAATAGCAACAAGTTTACGGTTAGACGAGTCTGTTGATTTAGTAAAAATAGATGTAGGAATTCCTAATGGTAATATATGTGATTTATTCGGAGACCCCATATTGGTGGATAAGATAGAATCTGGAAAAATTTTATGCTTATATTCTGTTTGTTGGTTGAGAATATGTCTATCTTCTTTTTTATATGTTTTATTATGATGAATAAAAATAATACTATTGATATGATATATATTACCAACATGATTTGGATTAGTAAATTTTTCTATATCATGGGATATAAATACTCTATAGTCGTAAAAGTTATAACGATCCGGATTTAGTACTATAACATTATTAGTATGAGGATTATATGTGTGTTTATCGTTTCCTAATATATAAAATGTATACGGTAATTGGTATAAAATATGGTCTACTAAACTAAAACATGGATCATAAAGTATATTATTAATTGTCGAATTAATTGTTCTATTAATAACACTACTTGTCATACAGCTTAATTGCATATCTTTGCTCCAATTGATTCAAAAGAGTAGTCTGTAAGATTATCTATTCTCATTTGATTATTGTAATTTTTTTTATCCGCTTTATAGAGAGTATAAATTTTTTGCATATTCTCTATGAGATTTAAAATAATAGGAGAATAAACAAATTCTCTACTATTATAGGAATCGTATTCCTCCATTAGGGGAGGGTTTTGCATAATTAGAGGAGATTTTACAGATTTGGTAATTATCCCTCCATTCTTACCGAGAACATCTGCAAGCCCGGTATTTTGCATCACTATTGGAGTTTTTCCTAAATACGAAGCTATAAGCGTTTGTTTACAAAAATTATCTGTAGATTTTAAATTAATAAAACAGTTACCAGTATTGTGTATGCTCATTATAGATGTTTCGTTATCTGGTCTTCCAACAATAATTTCATTACGATATACTTTATTAATACGTAGTGTCTCTTTGATTTTTTTACTTAATTCTTGTATATGCTTCATATTATTTTGATCATCGGTTTTTATCAATAATGAGACACTATCTTGTTCATCGAAAGCTAAATGAAAAGCTGTTATTATTTTGTCTAAATTAGATATAGGATCCGGACCAGCCATACAGTAAAAAATAAAATTACGCTTTATATTGGATGGAATAGGCAATTGATCGGATTCTTTGTTGTTTGTAATTATATTTGTATCTATTGCTTCCGGTACGATACTAATTTTTGTTTTGATACCGGATTGCTCTAGGTGTTTTTTCTCTGTCAGTGTCGAAACATATATTTCATCTAATTTATTTAGAAGCAATATGTTTCTAGAATTAGACCAATCACATGTTTCTACAGTTAAAATTCCAATATTTTTAACAGAAGAATTAATATGAAGATTAGCCGGAAGAACCTTTTGTATAACTGTATCGTAGCTAGTATAATAGCTATTTTCATATTCTAATATAGTTTGATCAATATTAATAGTATTAGGGATATAGTAAATAGGTCTAATAGCTAACTGTATATTTTTATTGTGCGAAATTGCTTTGATCCAATTTCTTGATGATGCACCCCAACCATCGTTTTGTCTATACGGAGCAACAAATAAAACTTTCATTTAATACTTTCTTTCATCTTTGCATATTGTATAAAGTCGTCCTGAGATAATAAGTGTGGTTGACTTAATGCTTCCATAGCTAAATTATGATTCTGTACAATATTATTGAGCATTCCCAGCGATTGTTGTATGGTGTAAGGCTGTGTTTGCATTCCGTTTAATACAAATCCATAATTCAAATCTCTAATACTATTTAGAAGCAAAGAGGAGGATAAAATCTGATGATTTCCCATTTTTTGGGTTACTATTCTAATAATATTTTGATATACTGACTGTTTAGAATCAAAATCAGATTCTGTTAAAGGATTTAGCTTTGGCAGTGGTTGATTCCATCTACCTTGTAGATTGGTTAATTTAATATTATCTAAATAATCTTCCCATTTTTTTGCAATATCGTCCCAGTTGTAATGTTGTTCAGTTAATTTACGAGTTTCGAATCTTTTTTGTTCTTGTATAAATTCTGGTTGATTAATAAACTCATATAAAATATCAACTAAACTGTTATCATCTGGATAAACTCTGATAGCTTTGGTTTCAAGTTCTCTAAAATATTGATTAACGGTGATAGGAAAAGCATCCAGATTTTTCACTATATCTTGCATAGCACTATAATTTACGGTAGCTATAGGAACACCGGCAGCGCCGGCTTCGACTTGCGGCATACCAAATCCTTCGCATATGGCATATTGAACATACATATCCATCGTATTATAAATAGTATTAAGTTCTGCTTGACTAATTCCATGACTAACATTCGGCATAGAAAAAGCCTTTTGCCCACATCTAGGACAAATAGCCATAGGATGTTGATATAAAGACGGACCATAAAAACCACAATGTTTACATGAATATGTAAATAATACTTTATTCCCTATTTCGTATTCTTTTAGAAATAAAGGAATATCCCATCCCGCATCTGGATAACTGGTATGTAGATAAACAAAGACTTTGCCAGCTTTTGGATGATTTTCTTTATGTAGTTTATCGATAAATTTTTTAACAGCAACGCATAATTCTGGTATTAATTTACGTTTTTGATTTCGCATTACTGCGCCGATAATAAACGAGTCCGGATCCAGATTCATAGCGGATTTTAATGATTTTCTTTGATCCTTTTGTAGCGGCATAAAAGTATCTAGATTTACGCCAGGAGATGTTGTCGAAATGTAATTTATTTTGCCATTACTTTGTGATTTGAGAGTGTCCCTACCGAAATCAGAGTAGGTCATTATCGCATCAGCATGAACAAATGTGTCTATCCATTCTTCTTGCTGTGGAGCGGAATCAACGGTTGGCATTAAGATCCAGTGAAAATATGGTCGATATGGACTAAACTGCTGATAAGAATTCATCCAATAGTCTCTAACGTCTATAACAACATCTGGTTGAAAATCTAGCAAAACCCTTTCGAATCTCCATCTTCCGAATTGGTTTTCCATACTGGAATTATACTCTTGACTTCTAGGATCATTTCCTTCGACAGCATTTGCATAATATTTCCAGTGTATGCTGCTATCTTTTGGGTCGTTGACCTTACCGTAGCAAGCAAACTCAGCTATTTCATATTTATCGGTATTATGTAGACGAGCTAGTATTTCCTTAGCGTATGTTCCAAAACCGGAACTGAGAAAACTCGCTTCGGAAACCATCAAAACTTTTAACTTTTTTCTTTGTTTTTCCATCATATTGTTATCCGTAGGTAGTCCATAGATAGGGGTACTGGGGCTACCCCTATTCATGGATTACTTTAAATTTTTACTCAGAATGCGACCGGCTCGTTCTGAGAAACTTCTTCCTTTTCAGATGCCGATAGTCTGGTGATTTTGGAGAAGTTGTTTACACGAACCTTGAGTGAATTATGCTTGACTCCATCCTTTTGCCAAGAATCATTTCTTAAAGCCCCTTCTACCAAAACCAGATCGCCCTTTTTGAAAGACTTTCCTATAATTTCAGCTCCTGAATCCCAGGCTTCACAAGGAACAAAGGTTGTAATCTTATCTTTTTCACCATTAGATTTAACGTACTCCCTAGAAACAGCAATGGTAAAATTAACAACAGATGTGCTTTTACCGTTGGTATTTACCGTTCTTAAATCAGGATCTCTTGCTAAATTGCCTCGTAATATATTGATATTCATATCTGCTCCTTAAAAAGTAAAAAATAACCAAACCAATACTGTATTATACCATGCGGTCCTTATGAGTCAAGTGCGCGGGATATAAGCTTTTTCGACTATAAAACTATCACCAGAATTATTTTTCTTTCCTTGTAAAATTACAACATTATGATCAAATAAAATATTTCTATATGTTTTATATGCATCCGGAAAAAATATAACGCTATCTATAGATCCATAACTGTCTGATAGTGTAATAAAAGCCATTTCGGATCCGGGGTTTTTACCTGTCTTTGTTTTTGTCACACTAATATTATCTATCTCTCCACAAATTAATAAATTATCTCTATTAAGAATAGTTTTAAATTCTTTACAATTACAGTTTGTCATACTAACATCATACATATCGACTTTAGAACATGTAATACTACAGCCTAAAATTTCTTCTTCTGAATCGGCCAACCATTCTGCACTATCGTCCATAGAATAGGGAGGAAAGGCTAAAGTATCTATCAATCCATTAATTGCATCTATTCTTTTTTTTGTTGTTCTTGGTTTATCTTTTAAAGATTGTAAAGCATTTTTTAGTGACATATCTGCTTTGATATTAATTTGTATAAATTGTTGTTCACTTTTTGTTAGTGAACTAGCTATGTCAAATTCGAACATCATTGAAGTTCTAGTTTTTTTACAGAAAGATAGTGCTCCGCTTTTGATAAGAGCTTTTGCAGACATTGAGTTGATATTTAATAGAATATCAAATAGTAATTCATACCAAGAAATTGATTGTATATTTATATTTTTTTGAGCAATAATATCCTTTAGTTTTGAAAAAACAGAACTTCCAAAGCCTTTAATATCTGTTAGGCCAAAATATATGCACTGATTTTTTAGTATAAAAAATTCATTAAGATTTCTGAGGTCGGGAATACAAACTGAGATATCCATTTCGTTAGCATTTTGGACCAACTCCTTAATTTCTGCTTTGGGATTTATCTTATCTTTAGCAAAACGTAGGTATGATGCAAAAAATATTTTAGGAAAATGAGCTTTTGTAAATGCTGACAAATAAGCATTCATAGCATATGATACAGCATGACTTTTATTAAAAGAATATCTTTGACTTTTTTCTATCCATCCAAAAATTTCTTCCGCTTGTTTGGTATTAACAGTTCCTAATTTATCGCATCCTTCTAGGAATTTATTTTTAAGCTTTGCCATTTCTTCGGGTTTTTTCTTGCCTATCGCTTTTCTAAGACTATCGGCTTCTTGCAAATCAAAACCAGCAAGAATTTTAGCTATTTCCATAGCTTGTTCTTGGTATATCATTTCTCCATATGTCTTTTTTAGAATCGGTTCTAGTGACGGATGATAATAGTCTACAGATTCTTGTCCATTTTTTTTATCTATGTAATGATTACTAACTGTTTTTCCATCTCTTATAGCTTCTAAACATCCAGGCCTTAGAATACTAATTAAGGCAGATAGTTGCTCTATATTTTTTGGCTTTAATTTTTTGGCCATAGATCTACCCAATCTAGACTCAAGTTGAAAACATCCTTTTGTGTTTCCTTCTGAAATCAAATCCCATGTTATATGACAATCTAAATTAATAGTGTCGTTAATGGGATCAAAATCTATTAACGGATAACTATCTGTTTCGGCTATAACCCTAAATTTACAACCACAAGGATATGTATAATACTTCATATCTTAGTCTTGAATGAATCCTTAAATTTAACCTTAGTAGACATTTTTCTATGTAGTCTTAAAAATCGTATAAGTATTTCTGCACAATCTTTAACGTCTTTTAGAGCATCGTGAGCACCGTCTTTAGATATTCCCAAATAATCTCTTAAAGTATCCATAGAATAATTTTTTAGATCGTTATTTTGTTCAAACCAATAAAAAACCAAATTCATAATATCAATTATATCTCTAGGATAAAAAAGATTACTGGTATTTTCTTTATTAACATTATTATATTTTTTACTTAAACGATCAACTATTTTTAGATCGAATCTGTATATATTGTATCCTGCGGCTATAGGAGCCGAGAACTGACTTTTTTTGCTGGCCCTAGTATGATATTTCATTAGATATTCGGTAAAAACCTTCCAAGAGTGCTGTTGATTCGGATAGGCAACCCATTGCTGTAAAATATTTTCTTTAGAACACCCTTTTACTTTTGCATGAAAATCTAGTATGTCTGTTTGGTACTCGTATTTATCATTTTTTTCTAAAGATTCTGGCTTTAAGAAAATATTGCACTCAGAGTCTGGTATAATTTCCAAGCTCAAAGGATCTATCATTATGGCGGCTAATTGAACAGGACTACACTCCGTCGGATCTGTGCCGTCTGTTTCGAAATCAAAAACACAAATTTTGTTATAGTTGATCATTAGTTGGTCAGTCCACCTTTGTTACATCGTTTGCTGGTACAATAAAGGCTTTCTCATTGGTTGCAACGACTTTTGCATTAAGTACTTTGCAGCAACTTATTCTTTCGTCCGGAATTCTTATATATTCTACATTGTCATATGTAAATTTATCATTAACTTGTAATTCATGAAATTTCATTTTTATGCTCCTTTTTGTAAAAGCTGTTGAATAGTCATAACCTTATCAAGCATGGCGACACCAAGAATATCAAATTTGATTATACCAATAGATTCTAAGTCTTGCATCTCCATACCAGCAATCATCTGATCATTTTTAGTATCATAAACCATAGGACATATTTCGTGTAATGGATTAGCACTAATAGCGATACCGGCAGCGTGTTTGGATTGGTTGGATTTGGTCCCTTCTAATCTCATAGACTGCTCGAATCTTTTTGCTAGTGGTCCCTGAGTTTCTCCCTTTTCGTCTAAATAACACCATTCTTTAAGCTTATCTGCATTATTTTCTAATGCCCATCTGATAATAGACGCCTCGCCGGTTTCTTCTTTCATCTCTTGTAATTCGTCAGCTATTTTTGCTTCGTCTGGAATATTTTTAGTTATATTATTCATTTCATCAAAAGACACATTACCATATACTCTCAGAACATCTTTTAGAGCACCTCTTCCCTTGATCGTGTTGAAGGTGATCATTTGTGATACTTTATCAGAACCGTATTGATTTTTAATATATTGGATTACATTTTCTCTTTGATTGATAGGGACATCTACATCTATATCAGGCATAGAGACATGATCGGCAGTATTTCTACCGGCATTATAAAACCTATCAAACATTAGATTATATTCTATAGGATTAATATTAGTAATACCTATTAAGTAGGAAACTAAACAACCAGCAGCACTTCCTCTTCCTGGGCCAGGAAGCCAATTATTGTTACGAACATAGTTAACAATATCCTGTACTATAAGAAAATAGCTCGATAATCCAGCGCCCTGTAATACATCTAGTTCATATTTTATTCTATCCACATACTGTGTATGATGTTCTACTGGTATACAATTTGCTATTTTATCTTTCCAACCCTTACGACATAATTCTCTTAAATATTCTGCATCTGTTTGTTGTTTCGGACATTTGAATGGAGGTAGATTGGGTGTGCTTAATATATTGTATTCTTCGCACAAAGAATCTACTAGTTGAGTATTATCTATTTCTTCTTCGGTGTGTAAATTATTCATTTCTTCTTGAGATAATATATGAAAATTATCCGATAGGAAAAATGCTGATAATGGTACTTTTTCGTTATTGGTTATTTTTCTGTTGATTTCAGGGAATGTTGTTTTAAGATTATTACATAATAATATTCTCTGATCGATAGCATCGCTTTTTTTACAATAATGAGCATCGGGTGTGCATACTACTTTGGTATGCGTTAAAACACCAAGTTGTCGTGTACACTCTGTGAGTTTTTCTTGAATAGGAGTATTTTGTTTATCCATTAATTGAACTTCAAGAAAAAAATTATTTTTACCAAATATATCTGTCAGAGTAGATATATGATTTTCTCCGATATTTTTCCAGTCGCTTACAATATGATCGTCTGATACTATCAGATCTGATAAAGTGGAACCAAGATGTCCACTTATACCGATAAGATTACCATCGACTAAGTCCTGTAGCTGTTTTAAGCTCAATCTTGGTTTATGATAATAAAATTCTGGTTTATTCGAGGTAGATATGATCTTAATTAAATTTTTCCAGCCCTTATAATTTTTGGCCAAAACTAACAAATGACTTAGAGACTTGTTTGTTTTCTCTTGAATAGATGCGTCATGATCAGAAATATAAAGTTCGCATCCTAAAATAGGTTTTATTCCTCTTCGTCTCATCTCCGTGTAGAATTTTATACTACCGGCAATATTACCATGGTCTGTCAAAGCACAACTTCTGACCCCTATTTGTTCACATCTATCTGCTATTTGTGAAGGTTTGGATAGGCCATCTAATAGAGAGTACATAGAATGTACATGTAATGGTATGTATTGTTTCATTTTCATGTGCTGCCAGGAGCTTTATATTGGCCTATATGGTAGTCAGGTTTTTTGTATTCGGAAATGACATTATTTATTCCTTTGATATTAATATCATGATATATCTGCTCACATTTTGTCATACATGATCCGATAGGGGTAACCTGTCCATTCCTGTACTCAATAATAGGCAAATGAGGTGATTGCTCAAAGGTTGTTTTTCCAAAATGACATAACTTATTGCATTTCCAAGTTTTGTGTCTTTCTGGCACTACGGTTTTTTTAATGGTTTCGAATTTGTTTTTAAGCATCATTTCTACTTTGCCCAAATGACTTTTGTCGAAACAAATAGAAAACATACCACCGTCATTGATAAAATTAATAGAGATAATAATGTTTTCGATATCCGGATATAGATGTTGTATAGCATAAAAATATATCATTAATTGAGGATCCGAATGTAATTTTGTCAATGTTTTTTCTTCACCGGTGGCCCAATCTAATCTACGTCCTGTTTTCCAGTCTATAACTTCGAGTGTAGTATCGTTAACTTTAGTTATTAGATCTATTGTTCCTTTTATGCCTAAATATCCGTCCAACTGTTCTGGTTGATCAAAATGATATCTGGCCCATTCTTTTTTAATTTCTATATCAAAATGCTGTTCAGGACTCACTATTTCTCTATTTCTAGGATCGAACATACCATCATTATATTCTAATGCTTTATAAATCCATTTGCGACAATCTTTATGATCCGTACTCGACCATTCGTGATGTATAAAACGACTAGTGTAGTACTCGTATACCTGATCAATAATTTTTTCTAAATCGTAATTTACAATATCTATTTGATTAATAACATCATCGTAAAAATAAGGTCTACCTTGTTGGGTATTTAATTTAATCCATGCTAAAATTTCAAAAACTTTATGACAAATAGTTCCTTTGTCTGCTTTCTTATTAGAAGGAGATTTTAATCCTAAGTTGTACTCTATAAAATATTGCATTGGACACATCGTGTGTGTCGCATAAGAACTACTGCGTAAATATGTAATTATAATGGTAATATTCCTTTGTCTATAAGAAATTTATGTACTAATTGATTTTGTTCAGAAATAGAGATGGCGTTATTCTCTATGATCAAGTCAAAATTAGATTGGTCATAATTATTGGCGTCTAAAGCAGTTTCACTGCTATGGTTTGAGTTGAATGGGTTTCTATCAAGCTTTATAACAAATCCTCCAGCTTTTTTAATTGTTTCTACTTCGTTCGGAAATCTACAATCAGCAATTATAGCTAAAGCATAATTGTCTTTTTTAATTTTACGTATTGTGGCTTCTGACCATACGTCGTGTTTTAAAGATCTAAACATATCTGTCCCAACCATTTGTAAAACTTCCCTAGCAGAAAGCTGCTTATTATCCCAGTAGCAATCGACCAGTTCATTCTTATCCGTGTCAGAACCGTAACATTGTTGATTAGTTAAACCAAGAATATCTATACATAATTGTTTCAGAGGATCCGCAAAATTATATATGTGAGCCTCGCCCAACAAATTACCAACAAAAACATTAGCAACAAATTCTGAACAGGTTGTTTTGCCAGATTGTTTTCTACCCGCAAAAGCTATAATCATATTATCCTCTCATTTATATATCTTTTAATTTCTTGATTGATTTCTTCGATGGTCATTTCACCAATATCCGATTTAGATATTTTAGGTCTATATATTTTGTAAGTATTTATGCATTTCTCTTTGATTTGTTCTGCTGCTTTATCTCCTGCCTCGTCGTTATCTGTTAGAACCACCAGACTCATAGCGCCAGAGGCATCTAAAATCATTTTTTGTCTATCGCTAAGATTGCAACCAAAAATACCTACACTATTATGTATTCCAGCTTCTTCTAGTCTCCAAACATTGCCAGGACTTTCTACTATTATGGCATATTGTAAATCTTGTATATACTTTTTAGCATACCACATATTATACAAACAATTTTGGCTTTTAAAGTTAGAACTGTGTTTCCATTTTGGATATAAAAATTTTTTGGAATCATCTGGACAATGATTTTTAGGATTATGAAAACATGAACAAACAGTACATTTTTCGTATATACTTCTTCCTGAACATCCTATCATATATTCATGATCTAAATCATAGACCGGAACCACTATTCTGTCAGACATTTCTTTGTTTTTTTTGTTACAATATCCAATATCGTATTTAATAAGAATTTCTTTAGAAAAATTTCTATCTAAATAATATCTAGCAGGAATCTCTAAATGATATTTGATAGTATTTCTAGTGGGACAGTTATGTGTATCGTTTTTAGGAGTAACAATATTACTAATAGCATTAGCAAATTGTTGTTTATTTTTTGTAACTTTAGAAATTTTGATATCTTTAATGTCTTTATTTAGAAATAGGCTGATGAAGTTAATCGTTTCCGCAAATGAACACGTATTGTCGCCGGGTTGAGACCATCCTTTTTGAGAGGACAATAACCCTCTAACAAAGCCTATAATAGATCCCTTAAAAACCTTTTCGCAAGAATGAGTCCTGCATTTCCAATTTCCTCTGTACGAATCTCCATTGGGATATAGATTTATAGCCCCAATATTGTCTCCGCCATGTATAGGACAAGCCATTGTTACCATTTTATCATTGACTTTATAGTCTAATTGAAAATAATCAAGCAGATCTTCTATTCTATCGCAAAGATCATCGCACAAAACTTTTAGTTTTGCTTGATCATTCGAACGGTACGTCTTCGGTTTCTGATTCATTGTTATCATTTATAAGAAATCCATTGGAACGAGACGATAAATTTTTAGTTAATTCTAGTCTAGTTTTACCTTCTTCTATTTTAGCACACCATCCCTTCATGTGACAATTTATATAGTCATTATCATCTAGACCACCTCCATGACGACTGATAAGGGGCACCAGTTTTCTATTACCGTTGTTTGGTCCATCTTCCGCTATTTCTTCTGGCGTTTTTCTCTTAAATATACTGAAATTGCTACATAACCATATGATACGATCCGACCCACTAGCGGTATCTGTACTTTCTTTCGTAATGCCGTCTCTGTTTAATTGGATAAAGGCAACAATAGGAATTTTATATTTGGTGGCAAAGTTGTGTAATTGAGTCATCATGAATCCTAAAACCTGATATTCTTTAAGGTCTTGGCTCATACCCTGAGAATCCATAAGCTTTAGATAGTCATAAAAAATAACACAATCATTGGCTGTACCATCAGTTTTTAGCCCAACTTCTTTAACTAGCCATCTTCTCATGATAGAGATCTGATCCTCGAAAGGCTTTCCGGCTATGGACTTATAATACAACGGTGTCTCTTTTAGTGAAAGTGCTGCTTCTTGTATTTTGTGGCTTTGACTAGGTGATTCTGCGAATTTGCCTGTTTCTATATGGTTAATTTCTATTTCTGTCATCATAGCCATAATTCTATTGATATGGTCCTCTTTGGTCATTTCGGTATCCATATTCAGAACTGGAATTTTTAGTTTATTAGCTATATAAAAACCAATGTTATCTGATAGTAAAGTTTTACCAGTTTTGGGTCTAGCGGCTATAACATTGACTGTACTTTTACGTAAGCCTCCGCCGATCGCCTGATCGTACGCCGGAAAACCGGTCGGAATACCAACCTGATCTATGGGATTATTAATTAGTTGATCTATATAAGCATCTAAATCATGTCCTATACTAATAGGAGCATTGTCACTATCGGATAGCAAGTTAGAAAAGTCAAAAATAGCGTCTTCTGCTATGCCTAGAATATTACCTATCGTTTCTGTACCAGTAATGTCTAATAATTTATCTTGAGCATTTTCTAATTGTTGTCTTAAAAGTCTTGCTATTTCAAGTTTACGAATTTTAGCTGCAAATTTGCGAACGTTATCGTGATTTACTGGAAAATCTAAAATAGCTTTTAGATGTTGTGTTTCTTCTTTTTTTGTGAGGATATGTGTTAGTCCCAATTCCTCTGCTGTAGAAAAAATAATTGCCAAATCTATGGAGATTTTTTGTTCTCTTTCCATGATTTTTTTGAGACACTGGTATATAATTTTGTTGCTATCAACAGTAAAAGATGTTTCCTGTATAAGATCTGCCACATCTAAATAGGCGACATCTCCATATTTACATATACCAGCCAAAACCGCTCTTTCAGCGGATGTGTCACACAATATCATCCTGAACTCCTTGAGCATTCATTACATTTATATCTGTCTGCGCTTTCGGGTAGTAAAGCAGGATTAACTTGTTCTGCTTTACCGCATACCCTGCATTTAACGTCCCTAGCTTCGTATTTTCTCATTCTTGGTGTTGGAGCGTGTTTCGATAATGCTTTATCGATATCTGTGTCACTTTTGTGAAAATGAGCTTCCGACATTGTATCGAATTTATTTACAAAATGATCTTTTTTTATAGTTCTATTTGGCACAGTCTTTATAGTTGTATTCTGAGTATTATCTGTATTGTCTGGCTTTACCTCTTGTGCTTGTTCATTAGGTAACATTGCTTGCAACATGATTATCATCTGTTTTATTTGTTCTGGACTTAGATTATCCATGTTTCATTCCTTTTGATCTTTGTATAGAGATTAGGATATCCGATAAGTTCTTAATAGAACTAGCTAAATATGTCAATCTGTCTGATCTTTGTTTAGCATATTTTTTAATTTTTTGTAATTGATTGGCTTTTTGATTGTGTTTTATAGCCTGGGCGGATTTTTCTATATATCCATAACCTTTATAATTGTTGATCTCATCAGCTATTACCTCTTTAATGGTTTCTTCTGCCCAATTGTATCTAGCTAATTCTCTATTTAGTGTTCTTTGTATATGAAAAGCAAACTGTGCTAAACGATACGATATTTGGCCGCAGTCCTCCGCTGTTGTTCTTTCTAACACATCCCTAGACATTGTCAAGTACTCATTGAGTTCATTCTCTGGTAAAGATTGCGGATTATATTGAGGCAATCCTACTGATTTTTCGTACTCATCCAGAATACGATCCCACTCTGAGACTTCTTCTTTGGACGGTTTATTACTTACATCAGCCGAATTTTCCATTCTTCTATACTTTCATTATAAGGTAATTCTATATATATGATATTATTCTGATGACACCATTCTTGTTTATCATGGTCTCTCTTTTTGTGTTTTGCAAATCCCATCAGATTGGTGTGATAAAATGGAGTAAATTTATAATGTTGAGATCCGTGAACCTCTATACATTTTCTAATCAAGGGTAAATAAAAATCTAAATATAAGGTTTCTGTTTTTCTTAGTGGTATTGGAACCTCTTCTAATATTTGTAAGGTAGGAAAACACTCTTTTAATAAATCTCTAGCCTTTAGATGTAAATCTGATTTAGTCAGTAATTTTCCATGAGATATTCCGCCACTTAGTTGCCAAGGTTGTAAGTTACCATCGAGATCTAAGATTTGTTGCATGATATGTTCATTGTCGAGTATAGGTTATCCGTGAGTGACTTATATACTTCCGGATTATCTACTACATATTGTCTCAATTTTTCTGTACCTTGAAATTTAGGTTTATCGTCCACAGAAGTGAGTGTATACCATGCACCACCCTTGGAAATAATTCCTAAATCTATACATAACATAACTAATTCCATCGCCTTGTCTATGCCGTGTCCGTATCGTATATAGCTTTTGATGGTTCCACCTGGAGAACCTAGTGCTGAACATAAAACTTGCCACTCTACTTCTTGACCTATTTGTGCTCCGTCTGCGGATACTCTCCACGGAGAAAACATTTTGGCTTTAAGTTTTACGTCTGTCTGATATGCAATAGCTTGCCCGCTTTTTTCTTTCCATTCAACATTTCCGTATCCTGGGTTACCCATTAAGTGAGTAATACCTATTACTATGTTTTTGTTAACTGGTATAACATTTCCTACTTTACGACAAAATTTAGCAAGTAGTTTTGCGCCGTCTGCTCGTTGCATTTTATCCATATCGCTCGTGATTTCAGCTTCAGTACAAAGAGCAGAATACGAGTCAATGATTAATATTGATCCTGGCTCTTCGTTAATTATTCGTTCAGCTATTTGTAAATATTCTTCTGCGTGTAAAATTTTACCTTGTTGAGATCCTATGATATCGAATCTTTCTAGATCTAGTGAGGATATTCCCTCTAGGTCTCTCTTCTTTAATCTACCC